TGCCTAATTATGCCAAATGTGCTTTTTTTAGGCTTTTTATGTTAATTTTTGGTGAGTTTTTGCCTTTAGATCGCTCGTTTACCTTAATTCACTGTCTGTGTAATTGCTTCAGCCGCTCGAACCTTTCTTGCGTCAGTTTCCCCATCCTCCATAGCTATGGACGTTTCGCGTGCAACGTCTTTCTTTCACTTTAACCGGTCAACGCCGCAAGTAATTAACTTTTCCCTTGACTTTTTACAATCCGTGTATATATTATTAAGCGTGGCTAATCCATCCAATGCTCTGCGCGAGCGGAAAGCAACCGCGGTCAATCCGCGACTGGTCTTCTGCGCTGTCTGCAAACGTACATACGATCAATCAGACTTAAAATACGACAAGAAAAAAAAATGTCTTACATGTGACTGTTGCTTGGGAGTTTATAAATAAATGTCTCGGCGAAAAGGGCAAGACAAATATAAGCCGGAATATGATGCGCAGCTTATTAATTTTTTTGAAACCAAACGCAAAGAACACATGCCGGCCTGGTTTGATGATTTTGCCGATGTGATCGGCGTGGTTGACGATACATTACAACACTGGACAAAATCTCACCCATCTTTTTTATGTGCCTATACACGCTGTAAGAAACTGCAAGAGCAGATCATGGCCGACAATGCCATGACTGGAAAGTTTGAGGGCGGATTTACAAAATTTGCAATGAAAAATGTTGTTGGCTGGCGTGATGAGAAAGATTTAAACCTCGGCGGTCAAGCAAATAATCCTTTAGACATAGAAATAACGTTTGTAAACAAAACCAAGGAGAACGATTAATGCCTCTTTCGCCGGTTGAACAGCACCAGCAGTTAATGGAAAATGCGCGTTTACATCATGCGAGTTTAACTTCAGAGGTAAATGAAAGCGGCAAAGGCTTTGATGATCTTGCCGACGGGGATGAATTAAAACAAAAACGGCTTGCCTTGCATAAGGCGATGGTTGCATTGCCCGCGCACGAAAAGCGCGTTGTAGGGAATAAAACAGTGAGTAAACGCATTAAAGGCGCAACGATAGAAACCGATAGCGTGGGGTAAAAGATTATGAGTTTAGGTGCATGGATTAACGACACGTTTGGTGGTGGTGCTGAGCAAAAGGCGGCGGCCGCGCAGGTTGCTCAAGGGCAAAACGCGCTTAATCTTAATCAAACGCAATATGGCGCAGCGCAGGGATATCAGCAGCCGATTGCTGATATCGGCAATCGAAACTTAAACGCGCTTGATCAGAATGTTAATTCCGGCGCATATCAACAGCCGCAAAGCAATTTTCAAACTCAGCCATTTAATTATCAGCAATCCCCAGGTTATGGTTTTCAGCTGCAACAGGGTTTGGGTGCTGTACAAAACAGCGCGGCAGCGCAAGGGCAGGGCTTGTCGGGTGCAACGCTGAAAGCCTTGCAGCGATATGGGACTGGTTTGGCTGCGCAAGATGTCAACCAGCAGTATCAAAATTATTTGCAGGGCAATCAACAGAATGCCGGTATTTATCAGCAGAATTACAGTAATAATTTAGCCAATATGACCAATCAGTATAATCGGCAATCTGGGCTTGCGAATCTTGGCGTGAGTGCAAATAATAATTTATCTAACTTGGCAACAGGTTTTGGAAATACTCAGGGTGATATTTATGGACAAATAGGCAACGCGCAAGCTGGCGGCATTATGGGCCAAGCAAATGCAACACGCAATACTATCGGCAATCTGGCTAAAGGCGCGGTAAACCTGGCGACTATGGCAATTAATCCGGCTACGGGTGTTGCTGCTAATTTGGGCGGGGATTTGGGCGGGCACAATAATGATTATTTCAATCAGACACGGTCGCCATATTATAATCAGTGAGGTTTACTAATGGCATTTTCTCTTAATGCTTCAATTCCGATGTCTGGCGTTCCGGCGATTCCGGACATTGCCGATACGATGGGCCAGGCGGTTAACCTGGCTAATGCATTTGATGCAAGACGCCAAAATCAAGCGGCTATTGGCCGTCAGCAGCAGGTGCGCAATGTGTTTGCAAATTCTCCTACGGGTCAACCTGATTATCAAAAAGTCGCGGCTATCGATCCGGAAATGGCGATGAAAATGCAGGATTTGGCTGCGCAAGCCGCTCAACGTCAAGCGGAATCACAACGCTGGATGGCACAGAGCAGAATGAATGATGAAAAAGTACAGACGTCCCAGCAGCAACTTGCGGTCGAACATCATGCGGCACAACTTGCGCATGGTTTGGGTTTTCTTAGCCCGATGTTACAAGATATAAACACTCCGGGTTACGCGACAAATCCTATTGCAAAACAGTACGTACATGACCAATGGCAAAAGAATGCGCCTGCATTATCCAAAGAGGGCGGGCTAAGCGAATTTGCTGATATTAATCCGGACAGTCCCGATTTTGAAAAACAGGTAAATGACGTTTACAATCGGTTGAACACCGAAAACAATAATTTGGGGCAGCATTTTACAGCGTATACCAAGGCGCAAACGGATTTACAGGCTTTGGGAATAAAAGGCGCTCAAGAAACTGCTTTACAGAATCAGAAAAATGCCGGTGCTCTTGCAGCCGCGCATGTTAAAAATCAGAAACCGGTTGCAACCCCTGGTGCGGGCGGACAAGACAAAGAACAAAATTTACTTTATCAACAGGGTTTGTCGCAGATAACAAGTTTGCGTGGGGATCGGTCTTTGCAGGCGGTTGAAGCTCAGCGCGACGGTGCGATTGATGCAATGAAAACTATACAACGGGCGGAAAAAAGCGGTCAACCCATGAATAGTTTTGATATGATTAACGTGCTGTCAAAAATAAATGAAGGAAAAGGCGAAGGTAAAATACCGCAAACTTTAGCAGGCAATGTCGGCAAGGCTTTTCAGCTTGTTACTGGTCAACCGGCTCCGTCGACTACGATTGGCATACAAAATGCGTTAAAAGCATTGGTTACACAGATTGGATCGGATACGGATCAAAAACATGCGGCATACATGGCGCCGCATCTGGCCTTTAATCCTGGATTGACCCCAGAGAATCAGGCTAGATTGTCGGGTTTGGCGCGCGGTTTAAATTATGCGCAGGCAACGGCGCCGGCTTTAAAAACAGCAACCCCCGAAGAAGCCGCAAAGTTACCGTCTGGAACTCATTTTTTGACAACAGATGGGATAGAGCATGTCCGCAAATGATGATTATTCGGGTATTTCTGTTCCAGTAGGATCCTCTGTCAAGGACGATTATTCAGGAATTTCTACTCCAGTTGATTCTCCTGCGCATGCTTACGATAATTCCGTCGAGAGCGCGGCCCCTTTACATGGTTTAGCCGTATCTGCATTAAATGTAGCTAAAAACTTTGGTAAAGGTGTGTTAAATTTTGGTCAGGGATTAGCTGCTGGCGCCGGTAGTGCTTTGGCAATGACACCAGCACCACAAGCATTCCCTAAAAGTTGGCAACTACCTGGTGCAGAGACAATACAACCAAATTTACAACCGCAACAACAGGAAGCCAGCCAAACCATAGCCAATATGGCACCTAAAACGGGCGCGGGACATGTAGGGTTGATTACAGGTCAAATTTTGACTCCGACTACACCTTTAGATATTGCTGGTCTTGGAGAAACGTTAAAGGCTTTTAAATTAGGTGCTGCGGCTATTAAAGATATACCTAAAATAATTGGCCGTGGTGTTGTGCAGGCGGCAGAGGAACAAACGGCTATGCCTGCAAATGTATTAAAAATGGCTGGGACACCAACAAGATTAGCACAATTGCAGGCGGTTAAAGGTAAGACATATCAAATTGGACAATCATTGGTTGATGATATATATAATCCGTGGGATAAAATTCCAGAAGCGCAAAATATAAAAGAGATAGCGCAAAAAATACCGTCTGTTTCTTCTTCTGCATTACAAAAAACTTTAACGAGTCATATAATTGAAAATCCGGTAGCCGAATTAAAGCCAGTAAACGATAAAATAATTCAAAAAATGAACGAAATTGGTAGTATTGCCAAACAAAATTCAAATGGGGAACTTACTGCCCCCGATTTGATAAATATTCGTCAACAGTTGGATAAAGTAATTGATAACGGTTTCGGGCAGGAAGCAAACTCATATATAACCGCTCTCAAAGATACCCGGCATACCATAAAAGACATGTTGCTTCAATCGGCAAATGAAAGCGGTATTCCTGAATACGCGGATCAGATGAAGTCTTTTGCCAACAAACTAGATTTGGTTGACAAACTTAAATCCAAACTTGGCGCAAATGTCAAGCAAGGTGAAGACCATGCCGAAGGTTTTATCAGTAATCTTTTTGGGAAAAATCGTACAAACACACAAGAAACATTAAAGGATTTCGATCAGGCATTTGGAACTGATTATTACAACCAGGCCAATGCGGCGCATCTTGCGGATTACCTTAATCCTGAAGGTAAATTACCAATTTTTACAAAATGGCCGACAGGTAGAAGCGGTATGCTGGGGAAAATGGGCGCATTTACTATTGGTAGTCCGCGTGTAATGAGTTGGGCTTTAAATAATCCTGTTAAAGCTTCCATTGCGGCCACAATACCAGCCGCTGCCGCTGCATATAGCGGGATTAATACAATCGCCAATATGGGAGGAAAGTAATCATGCCTTTTAAAAGCCAGGCCCAACGCGGTTTTATGTATGCCAATCATCCCGCTATTGCCAAAGAATTTGAGGCGGCTACGCCTAAAGGCAAGAAGTTGCCATATCACGTTAAGAAAAAGAAAACTATCGCAAATATGATGAAGGATTAATTTTATGACAACATCAATTTTAGGTTACTACGGCCCGGATCCGAAATGGCAAGTATTCTCGGATAACGGTTTGCCGGGAGCAGGATATAAACTCTGGGCTTTTGCTGCCGGTACGACAAGCCCGCTAGATACCTATAGCGATCCATTTTGTCAGACTGCTAATGCCAATCCGGTCGTATTCGATGCAGCAGGCCGCGCGACAATCGTTTTTAAATTAGGAGTAGCGTATAAGATCGTATTGACATATGCGGACGGGGAGATTGATTCCGGTACCGGTTTGCCTACGCTTGGTAGTACGATTTGGTCAATAGATAATTATGGGTCAATCAGCAGCGCATTTTGTACCGTAGCGTCAATAGCGGATTTAAAAGCACTTAATAGCGCAGCGTTTGACTTTGTTTCCGTGCTTGGCTATTATGTTGCGGGAGATCAAGGTGGTGGCTTGTTTTATTGGAATGGTTCCAGCAGCGTAACGCAAGATACCGGCATGGTTTTTTACGGTGCCGATAATTCATCGGGTGCAAATAACGGGCGCTATATTCGTATGATTACGCCCGGAGCAGAAGTAAATGTACGCTGGTTTGGCGCTAAGGGCGATAACAGCAACAATGATACAACCGCGCTTGCGGCCGCAGACACTTATGCGCAGGCGCAAGGCGCCAAACCGGCATTATATTTACCTAACGGCGCATTTAAAATAAGCAGCGATCCCGGTTTAGTTTCGCTTGTGCATCTCGCGGGCGGGGCATCGCTAGTCTGTGCCGCGCTCACGCCTGCGATTAAACCGATTATTGATGATTTAGGTTACCATTTTAGTTGTACAACAAACATTGTTTTCCCGGCTAGTCAAATTGTTCACGCTGAGTGGTTTTCCAGCGTTGCGCTCGGCGGCGGATCAAATGATGATACCGCTGCTTTTCAAAAGGCGCTTTTGTCAATCGCAGCCAATGGTGGAGTATTAGAGGTTGCAGGCGCATCAGTTTATTATAAGATAACAGGAACTTTACCGCTTGCGAGCAACTTAACAATTCGCGGGCTAGGCAATCAATCATGTTTTAAATTTGCTTCAGGAATTTCAACTACCATTCCCATGTTTTTGGGTGCCGCTACTGCGGTTTTAACCAATGTAGCAATTAGAAAAATACAGTTGGATGGTAACGCGACTGGTCAAATAAGCACGCATACGCCGAACGCCATTACCGGTAATTTTAGCAATTCGGTTATAGAGGACTGTTTGATGCAGAACTTTTTTGGGACTGCTATTTCTTTGGGAATAGCAGCGTATCCTTGCACAAATATGAAAGTTAAAGGAAACCTATTTTATCAGAATGGACAAAATCATACCGACGAATCAGGTCTTCTTGCTGGTAGTATTAAAATAGTCAATGGTTCTTATATCGATATTATAGATAACCATATTGAAGATTTTAATTCATACGGTGCCTATGGAATTTGTATTTATTGTACAGCGACATATTCTGCCTTGACTAATATTAACATTAAACGCAATGAACTTATTGGTTGTAATATTCAACACTTTCCGTATGGTGCATTATATGCTGGGGAAGTGGTAGTTGCGGATAATAAAGTAGATTTAAGCAGTGTTTACGGATATAGTACACCAGACTGTATTATGTTTGAATATGGAAACGGCCATGTGCGAATATCTAACAATACGCTTTATCCGAACTTAGTTTCCGCTGGTATTCATGTTATGCCGGTTGGTTCGACTGCTCCGGCTATTCCTTTACGATATGAGATAGATAACAATAGCATTTTCACCACGGCCACATTGTCAACCGAAGCTGATGTAAATGGTTCAACCCATTCAGGAATTAGCATTGAATCAGCCCAACATTATACCGCGTATGTCCACGATAATAATATTGTGATGCAAAATGACGATACGACTGTTCCCGGACTAGTCACCGGCTCTTATGGCATTTGTGAAGATGGGTCTGCTTGGGGTTCTGCTACTGGGACTGTTAAATATGGTACAAACACAATTTCCGGATGGGCTGTATCGATATACAATGCTCATTCAACCAGTACTTTGGTTTTGCCGCAGACCGTTTCGATTATTGGCGATTTGCATATCTCCGGTTTAATATACGGTACGCTGGGCTTAACTGGTTTTATAAATGGTTTACAAATGAGCGTTATGACCACGGCTATAAGCGTTTCTTCAGGTTGTGCAATGGACTCAACAGGTGCACAAATAATAAAACTGGCGTCTATGTTTAATAAAAACATAGTGAATAGTGGCCGGATGGCTTTTCAGGCGTGGACGCTAGGATCAGGCGGTGGCGGGGTTCCCGCTACAGTTAGTTTTAGTACAGGATGGAAAAATATATTTATTATTATGGATTCCGCTGGAACGGTGGACATTGGCCTTGATGATGCCGTAAATCTTGATGCAAATAAATTATTAGCGTATGCCGGAACAATAACCGGCACAACATGGATTTATTATAGGCGCATAGGTTCCGTTTATATTAGTGGGACATCAGGATCGTATCAAGTCCGGCCTTTCAGACAATTCGGTGATTTTTTTAGTTATGATAGCGATATTTGGGCGAATGATTATACTGGTGCCAGCGATATAACCGCCGGGGCGGCAATATCGTTGCTTTATGTGCCATTATACATAGTTACTAAAGCTAAAATAAATGTCCGGTTAGAAAATAACAATACAAGCAATAGTGCCTCAAACTTACTCATAACAAATTATAATGATACTAGTTCGACGCCGGGATATTTTCCATTGTCAATGGGAAGGCCAACGGTAGATGCGGCTAGTTATCTTGCTAGTGCTTTTATTATGGATATCGATACGGTCGTTAGCGGAAGCTCTGTATTGATATACGCTAAAACCGGGCATTCGGCGGATAGGGTATCTATTGCCGCCATTGGATACGCTGATTATCGTGGCAAAGACGGATTTTAATATTATGCTAAAAAACACGAAACCAAAGCCTAAAATTCAAATTCCCATTCATGGGGATTTTAAATTTTTATTTGATCATAGCAGGGTCTGGCGGTATCGTGTTTGCCCCGGCGGCCGTGGCCGTGGAGCAAGCTGGAATTATATACGCGCGTTATTATTGATTGCTTATAATCCGGTAAAATTATGGTATGGACAAAAAAAAGTCCGTATTCTTTGCACGCGCGAAATTCAACGGTCTATACGAGAGTCAACCTGGCGCCTGTTAAAAGAGCAAATTGAAATGTGCGGACTTTATCCGTTTTTCGATGTTACCGACGTTAGCATTAAATGTAAACATAATGGAAGTGAGTTCATTTTTGAAGGACTGTTAAGAAATATTAATAAAATAAAATCATATTCCAGTATTGACATTTGCGATGTAGAAGAAGGCGAAAACATATCAGAGGAATCGTGGATAGATTTAATTCCGACGATAAGAAACGAATATAAGGATCAACCTAAAATAAACGGAGAATATCCCGGTTCTGAAATTTGGGTACGTTATAATCCTAAATACGAAGACGACGCCACGCATCAGCGTTTTGCCGTACATGCTCCTGATAATGCTATAGTTAAATTTTTAAGTTGGAAAGATAACCCAGACTTTCCGGAAGTGCTTAAAAAGGAACGGGAACAGGATTATGCGTATCGCCCCGCTATTGCTAAAAATATATGGGAAGGGCAATGTCTGGGAACAGGTCGCAAAGTCTGGCCGGAATTCAGCGAGAAATTGCATGTAAAACAAATTGATTGGGATATTATCCGCGATCAGGGCAATTGTTATATGACGATGGATCCGGCGATGCATTATTACCCAGCATGCCTTTGGATAGCAGTATTGCCTAAAATTGGTATCAAAGGTACGTTTAAATATGTTTACAACGAGTGGCCGACGCTTAATGATATGGGGGAAGAATTTTATAAAGCCCGCAAAGACACACTTTATGCGGGAACATTAAACGATATGGCGCGCGCTTTTAGCGTTAAGGATGGTTTTGTAGAACATCAACTAAATATTAAGGCGCGGTTTATTGATACACGTTTTGCCAAAGGAACGGGCAGCGGGTCATATTTTAGTGGTTCGACCGACGGGCTTGTGTCTGAATTTGCAAAACGCGAAAATGGCGGTTTGATATTTCAGTGTCCAAATGTAAAAGCTATTGACAGTCAGCGGATGCTTATTATTCAAGATTTGCAGATTAATACTTTGCAGGATGTCGGGCCGATGAATGAACCTAGTTTGTTTGTTGCGCCGTGGTGTCATAATCTGATAACCAGTTTAACTAATCATCGTTTGATTGACGGAAGCGAAGAAGAAGACCCGAAATATAAGGATTTTTCGGATTCTTTACGGATCGGATACGCAGGACTTGGCGGATATATATATCGTGATCCGCGTCCTGAAACACCTGAAATTACTCCAAGTTTCGTTACAGCTGGTTATTCCGGTGGTAGTAACGGCAGTACATGGGCGGCCTAAATTATGATAAAGCGCAAACGTAAACCTACAATAAATACCGTGGATGAACAGAAAACCAAAAACAAAAGTGAATTTCTTGCGCTTGCCGTAAAGCGGTTTCAAAATTGTTTAGACAATAGTATGGAACAACGAAAAGAGGCGGCGGATGATATACGCTTTGTTGCCGGAATACAATGGACGGACGGGGATTTAAAACAACGTGAGCTTGATAGGCGCCCATGTTTAACGGTAAACCGCATATTGACAATTAATAATCAGGTTATTAATGACATGGCGCAAAACACTCCATCGATCAAATATCGCCCGGTTGATTCGGTTACGGATATAGCGACCGCTGATATTATTAGCGGATTAGCACGGCATATATTAAATCGTGGCGACAGTAAAGACGCTATCGACTGGGCCGTAAATAATGCAATAAATCAAGGATGGGGATTTTTCAGAGTATTAACCGATTATTGCGCGTCAAATAGTTTTGAACAAGATGCAAAATTGATGCGTATTAATAATCCTGCCAGTGTTTATTTACCATTTCATCTTTGCCAAAATGCGGATTTTTCCGATATGATGTATGCGTTTATAAGGGAAAAATATCCGAAAGAGGAATTTGAAGAAGAGTTCGGAAAGAACGGCACGAACGCTTGGAAAAATCAAGGCGAAGGTGATAGAAACTGGTATGAGCATGATTCTGTTTATGTAGCAGAATATTTTATACGAGAAAAAACCAAAAAGAAAATTTATTTGCTTGATAATGGACAAACTGTAGAAGACCTGCCTGAAGGGATAATTGCGGAACAGACACGCGAAAAAGATGAATATAAAGTTTATCGTTATCTAATTACAGAAAACGAAATATTTGAAGACCGAAAGGAATTACCTGGGCAATATATTCCAATCGTCGCGGTGTTGGGACAGGAATTCAATGTTGACGGCGTAAAAAAATATTTTAGCATTACGCGCAACGCTAAAGACAGTCAGCGGATGCACAATTTTTGGTTGTCCGCATTTACGGAAATGACAGCTTTGCAGCCCAAAGCGCCGTTTGTTGTTCCTAAAGGAATGTTGGAAGGTTTTGAGACGCAATGGAGAGAGGCTAACAACAAAACTTTTGCATTCTTGGAATACAATGGAATAGTCAATGGACAACCCGTTTCAGCGCCTCAACGTGTACAACCACCGATACAATCTGAGGCTATTATTACCGGTGTACAGATGTCAAGCGAAAGTCTGAAAGAAACCACGGGCATATACGATGCTTCACTTGGTTCAAATGGGCAGGAGAAAAGCGGTAAAGCAATCATCGCCCGTCAACGGCAAGGTGATGTGGCTAATTTTCATTTTGTAAATAATCTCAATCGGGCCTTACGTTATTTAGGCCGGATATTAATCGATATGATACCGGAAATTTATGATAGCGCTAGAGCAATACATATTCTTGGCGAAGATTTGACTGATGAAGTTGTTGTTATTAATCAAGTTTATCAAGACCCGAACGATCCCGACAAACAGCTTTTATACGATCTTACGGCTGGGGAATATGATGTTGTGATAGATACCGGGCCAAGCTATGAAACACGGCGTATGGAAGCTGCGGATAGTTTGACGCAGATTATCCAAGCTGTGCCGCAAATAGGCCAGGTTTGCAGTGATATTCTTGTGCGTAATCTGGATTTTCCTGGGGCTTCTGAACTTTCAGAGCGGCTTAAAAAGACTATCCCACCGCAACTTATCGATGACAAGAGCAAAAACGGCGCTCCAGTATCCGAATCTGAATTGCGCACAATTATAGCTGATTTACAAGCGGTGCAGCAACAATCCGGTATGAAAGACCAGCAAATCCAGCAGATGACCGCCATGATACAGCAGATGCAGGGATTATTAAAAGAAAAAACAACGGGGCAGCAATTAGATATGGAAAAAACCGTTATTAAGGCGCAAACAGAAATACAAAAAGCGCAACTACAACAAGCGCATGAAAATCATGGACGAATTATCGATACCGGTCTGGAATTACATAAAATGGCCCAGCAGCAAATGACCAATGCGCTGAATACGGCTAATCCTGGTCAGGCACCCGCGCCATTAGCGGAGAATAACGCACCTGGCAATAGCCAGAGGGGTTAAATATTATGACAACCGATATGATCGTGGAAGAAGCCGTACAGGTTACAGATGAGAACTTAAGCAAAAAGACCGGTGATGAGCCGGAGGTTGTCGAAACCGAGAAAAAAGACGAAAAACCGGAAGAGAAAAAATCGGAAGAGAAAAAATCGGAACCAAAAAAAAATCATCAAGAGCGGCGCTGGGATAAAGTTCTCGGCGAGGGGAACCGGCTAAAATCAATCGTAGCTCGACAACAGGAAGAAATTGAAGCGTACCGTGCGGCTATGGCCGAACGCGGGCAAAATCCGGAACAGCCTCAATCTTTAGAAAAACCCATACGCTCTAATTATGCAGACGACGCGGGATATATTGATGCGGTGATTGAGTACAAGACCAATCAGCGTATGAACGATATAGAACAGAAAATGAAGGTTCAGACGGAACAAGTTAAAGAGATGACTGTTTTTGAAACGCGCGAAACTGAGTTTAAATCAATAACGCCCGATTATGAAGAAGTCGTACAGGGCGCGACTGATGTTCCAGTTTCTGAAAGTATTATAGCGGCAATAAAGGCCAGCCCCTCAGGCCCCGCTATCCGGTATTATCTAGCACAAAATCCTGATATTGCCGAGGAGTTAGTTGATCTTCCGCCTGTGCAGGCGGTTTTGGAAATTGGACGGCTTGAGGCAAAAATTGTTGCTCCCGTAAAAAGACCGGCTATAAAGCCGAGCGGGGCGCCTGAGCCTGTAAAACCTGTTGCCGGGAACCGAGGGAAAAACACCGTTGACCGGGATAGACTGAACGATGATGAATGGCGTAAACTGCGACATGCAGAGCGCAAGAAAAACCGATCTTAATCAAAAAGGAATAAATTATGGCTAATTCTTTACTAACTCCTACAGAGATTACGAGGGAGTTTCTTGACATACTCCACTCTAATATCGTAATCTGCAAAAACATGGACAGACAATATGAATCAAAATTCGCTAATAGCGGGGTATCGCTTTCCGGTAATAAAATCGGCCCTAACCTGCGCATTCGTAAACCTAACGTTTACAATGTGCGTTCTAGCTGGCCGATGGCCCAGCAGGACATTACCGAAGCGTATGAAACGCTGACGATTGATACCGTGCGCGGAATCGATATGAATTTTGATGACAGCGCGCTAACTTTGACCATTGACGATTTTAGCCAACGCTACATTGAACCGGCCGCGAAACGTCTTGCAGCGGAACTTGATTATGTTGCTGGCGCATACATTGTGAACAATACGTATAATGCTGTTGGAGAAATCAGCACCACGTATTATACGCCGGGTTCAAACTCCAAACCGACAACGTTTCTTAATGCTATCAAACGCGTTAAGGAAAATCTTGCTCCTATGGACGACGGGATCTGCGCCATTATCAGTCCGACAACTGAAGCCAGCGTCGTTAGCGGTTTATCTGGTCTTTACAATCCGCAGAATGCTATTTCTGGGCAGTATGAGGAAGGTCAGATGTCGCGGGCGCTCGGTGCTAAATGGTATATGTCACAATTGCTTTCCTCTCATGTCAACGGCACGCGAACGGATACTTCGCCGATCACTTCGGCTGCTCCGGCCTTGGGCGCAACGAGTATTGTCGTAACCGGCGCAGGAAATTCGTTGACTTATACGGTGGGCGACACTTTTTCTGTCTCAGGTATCTATGATGTCAATCCAGAGAGTAAGCAACAGTACGCCACGCTTAAACAGTTTGTTTGCACTTCGGCGGTAACGAGTGCCGCAAATGGCAGCGTAACGCTCTATGTGGCCCCTGCAATTTATACCAGCGGCCCGATGCAGAACTGTACGGCGTTTGGCACAACTAGTCGCGCGCTTTACAATATTACGATTGCCAATGGTTATCCTTCCGGCCCGGCCAGTTCGACTATGCCGGTAGATATTGTAATGCATGAGAAATCTTTTGCATTGGCCACGGTGGATCTTGAACTGCCTCGCGGTTTGGATATGGCGGCGCGCGCGTCAAGCGACGGAATTTCTATACGTTTTTTGCGCGGTTATGACATTTTAAACGCCAGGATGCTTTCCAGATGCGATATTTATTTCGGAATTTGCAAACTGCGGCCTGAATGGGCTTGCAAAGTCTGGGGCGCAGCAGCATAACTTTAATCTAGGCCAGGGACGGCCTTCTGATGTTTTAATTTTTATAACAGTTAACAACAAAAAAGGAAAATGATTATGGCTATCACTAACACGTCTGGAACAAATTTTGTTGAACTTATTGGTGCCCGGCAACCCGATGGAGTGTCCATTGGCAACGCCACAACCGATAAGATCACTCTTTATGGCGGTACACCCGTTTCACAGGCTGCGGCAATTACGTTTACCGGCACGACATCCGGAACCGACGCTTGCGCTGCAATTTCCTCAATTCTGGCAGTTCTTTCAACGGCTGCTGGTGGGATTGGAATTACCGCGTAACTTTTTAAAGGGGCGCAAGTAATTGCGCCCTAGTCTATATTCTTGAAAGGAACAAAATGGATATTAAGGAATTTGCAAAAGAAAACAAATTGAAAATAATGATTGCAACTCCATTTTATGACTTTCATGGTTTTGCTCCCTATATTTCTTCGCTTGCGTCTTCGGTAATGATTATGCAGACTGTCGGCATTCAAACGGAATATTTGACTGTCTGTGGTAATGCCTATATAGAAGACGCTCGGAATACCCTGGCCCGTTTGTTTCTTTCGTCTGATTTTACACATTTAATTTTTATTGATTCTGATTTGCAGTGGGATATTACATCTTTGATTAATTTAATTTTAGCAGACGAAGAAATCGTCGGTGCGACATTCCGCTTTAAGTCCGATGACGTTGATTATCCCTGCACCATTAAAACTGATAATATTAATTATAAAACAACCGATACGCATGCAGGCCCGCCCATAGTTACGGATAAAGGGCTTATTTCCGCTACGCGAATCCCTACAGGATTTATGAAAATTAAGCGGTCTGTTTTTGAGAAATTAATTAACCTTTATCCGGATAATTTTTATTATTCTCCTTACACCGAAGAAAAAACTTATGATTTTTTTGGCCGTATGTTAAAAAATCATAAAAAATTAGGCGAGGACATTTCTTTTAATCAAAGATGCATAGATGCAGGAATAAAATTATTTATTGAACCACGCTGTACTTTGACGCACTGGGGAACAAAAGGATGGAAAGGAAATTATCACGAATATTTGCTGGCACAACCGCAGGCCAAACCTGTTTGGCAAGCAACTCCTGAAAATTTGATTGCGATAGACAACAAGCTTAAAAACCTTGAAAAATCATTAACAAAAATCATCGATAATTCCGGTACTAATGATATTTCAGTAGTTAAAAAATTTGATTATGATGTTGAATTTGAAACTATGGCGGCGCGGGTAAGATATGAGTAAGATTTTGTTTTGTATTCCGAGTTATCGCGGCATTATTTATCCTGCATTTAAGGAAAGTTTTGAACGCGGGACAAAAGCCGTTGCGAATTCCGGTCATCTAGTTGCCTATCGTACTTTTAAGGGGCATTCGCTTATTCCGCTTGTGCGAGCGACAATTATTCGTGATTTTCTTTCGACACAAGCAGATATTTTATTTATGCTTGACGATGATTTGAGTTGGGGCGTGGAAGACATGCTGGCAATGATAAACACCGAAGGCGATGTTATTTCCGGCGCATATCGGCTAAAAACCGATACCGTTTTTTTTCCCGTATTACCATACAAAGACAAAGACAAAGACGAACAAATGCAAATCCGTGAAGACGGTTGTGTGCGTGCGGAAAAGGTAGCGGGAGGATTTTTAAAAATCACGCGCGATTGTCTGACAAAAATGTGTAAAGCATACCCTGAACGTGAATTTGAGGACAAAGCATTTGATGGTACGAGTAAATTAGGGTGTTGGGATTTTTTTCCTGTTGGTGTTCATAACGGTATTTATCAGGGAGAAGATTACGGTTTTTGTCGTTTATGGACGGAAATCGGCGGGGAAATATGGATTTATCCTGATATAACTTTTAATCATTATTCCGAAAGCGGAAAATATTATCGCGGAAATTATTGGCAATATCTGAAAGAAACGGTTTTAAAACTCGAACCTTTACCGGCAATGGTGTAATATGGTTAAAAATGCGGCAGGAAAAATTTATTTTACAATATACGACAACGATGCGGAAGCATATATAACTTCGGATATTTCCGCTAATTGTTCAGCGATAATGATCATAGACGGTATTGCTCATGCTGGGACTGGAACATTTTCTCATATTAACGATAAAGATTTTATGTATTCATATCTTGCCGCCGAATCTAACGGGGATCAGATTAGATGCCGAATTACTTGTTCGGGAGGAAATTATCAAATAGATTCACAGGATTTTCAGTCCGTTACGGCGCCCACGGTTGCCCAGATTGACGCACAATTAATCAGTAGTCACGGCGCGGGGGCTTGGGGCGCGGGGGCTGGTGGAGCAAATACGATTACCGTTATTACGCAAATTGGATCGACGATTGCTATACCTAATGTTGCTATATCTATTTATAATCAATCAGGCGGGCTTGTAGCATCTTGTCAAACAGATGCTAATGGTCAAACCGTGCTTGATGTTTCTAGCGCATTATATACATTAAGACCGGTTAAAGCCGGATTTAATTTTTCTTCCGTTTCGTGGAATGTTCCCACGGACGGGTTGACAATAACTATTACGGGAATCGCGGCAATATCCAGTACAAGTATTTTCGTTATTACTGTATTAGATATTATTAAACGCGCGTTGCGGTTGCTTGGCATAACGGCAACAAATGAAACACCGGACGCTCAAGAAACCGCTGATGCGTTATTTGTACTTAATGAAATGATGGATGCGTGGCAGACTGAAAAACTTATGCTTTACGCCATGAAAAACGAAATTTTTAATATCACAGGTGGCATAGGGGATTATACAATAGGGCCGGGCGCGGACTGGGACACTGCCAGACCACTTAAAATAGAAACGTGTTTTGTCCGCGATGCCGTTTCGGGAAATCTTGTTGATTATAATGTTGAACTTATTCCAAACGATAAATATGAGGAAATACGCCTCAAAACACTTGCGACAACATATCCTACTTTTGCGCGTTACTTGCCTGGGCCATTTCCAAATGGAACATTATCATTTTGGCCCGTGCCTAATAAATCGATGAGCGCGGGCATTAGTCAGTGGGGTTTAATAGGAGCGTTTGTAAATTTAAGCGATCCTATTGTATTGCCACAAGGATACCGGCAGGCTTTGGCGCATGGACTAGCGTACTATTATGCTTCCGAATTCGGCCTTAATCCGGCAAAATTTCAGACGCAAATGATAGAGGCAAAAGCAAATATTAAACGGATTAATACTGAGGTTGTATTGGCGGGAACTGACGCGAGTTTAAGAAACAATCCGTCGCATATTTTTAATATTTATGCAGGTTTGTGATTATGGAAATCTCATTTTGTGGCGGCATGAGTAAAGGGCGCTCTGTTTCAGTTGACGGCGCGGAATGTGTTAATTTATATCCCGAAATAACCGGCGCTTCACAAGTAACCAAAGCTAATTATATTACTAATCCTGATTCAAAAAGTAATATGATTTTGATTGGTACGCCGGGAACCGTTGAATTTACAAAAATTCCAGGTTATGGCGTTTGCCGCAGATTATACGCTTCTGCCCTTGGGCGATTGTTTGCCATTATCGGTAATAAGTTTTATGAAATAAAACCAGATAAATCTTATATTGTACTTGGTACTCTTAATACTGATAGCGGTTATGTTTCCATAGCTGAAAACAATTTTCAGTTAATGCTTTGCGATGGGAATGCCGGATACATTTATAATTTTCAAGAGGTGCTTGATAATTCCGGCAATATAATGGCTGCGGCGGAAACTTTTGTAACAATATCCGATCCGGCATATCCGCTTGGTAATTCGGTAATATGTATAAATGGTTTTTTTATACAGAATGAAGTTAATACATCCAATTTTTGGTTTTCCAAATATCAAAACGGTTTAATCTGGGACGGCACCTGGTTTTATGCCGCCGAAGGATCGGCTGATCCTATTCTCGCTATCGGGACAATAAACAATGAGATTTGGTTATTTGGCAGCAAAAGTATTGAAATTTGGTATAATCATCCGCCAACAGGTACGGACGCATACGATATTTTTAGCCGTGTAAATAATACTTTTTTAAATATCGGTCTTGCTTCTATTGCTTCCGTCGCAACGATAAGCAATACAATATTCTGGCTGGGAAGTAATCTTGAGGGAAACAATACAATTTACTCCGGCACCGGCTATACTCCTGGACAAATAAGCACTCACAGCCTAGAATATCTATTAAGTCAAATGACCATAACCGATGACGCCATTGGAATGTGTTATCAACAAGAAGGCCATGCGTTTTACGTGCTAACGTTTCCTAATGGGAATCAAACATATTGCTACGATACATCTACCGGTTTATGGCATGAACGGGGCAGGTGGAATAAATCAACGGGCACCAATGATGCATGGCCTGGAATATGCTGTGTATTTTGGAATAATAAAAATTATATCGGTGATTATCAAAACGGTTCTATTCATCAGCTTGATCTAAATGTTTATACCGATAATGGCAATCCCATAATCCGCAAACGTACCGGCGGACATATCCATTCTGATCGGCAACGTTTGTTTTTCCATGAATTTGAAATTGATTTACAGCGGGGGATAGGTCTAACAAGTGGACAAGGTTCAAATCCGAAGGCTTGTTTGCAATGGTCTGATGACGGTGGATATAAATGGTCAAATGAATATTGGAGCAGTCCTGGAAAAAAAGGAGATTACCGAGCCCGTCTGCATTGGCATAGATTAGGATATTCCAGAGACAGAATATTCAGGTTGACGGTTTCCGATCCTGTTAAGTGGGTGGTAATCGGATGTCGGGGAGATATTGAGATCGAAAAGGAATAGCTATGGTTAATACTTCAAAACTTGCTCCACCACCATTAAAATCTAATGATCCGAATTCTCACGAATGGAAAAGATATCAATCCGATTTGTATGATGCAGTTTTAAATAATCCGGGCGTACCTGGAAAAGACGGAAAAGACGGTACAAACGGAACAAATGGCAAAGACGGGATAGACGGCAAAGACGGAATAGACGGCAAAGACGGGCAAAATGGCGCTATAGGAGCAACGGGGCCGGTAGGGCCTACCGGCCCATCGGGCATTTTAAGTGTTACGTTTAATATTAATTTTTTGATTGATGGAGGTGGTGCAGCCATAACGACAGGCAACAAACCTTACTTGCAAATTCCAAGATTAATTTCTATAATCGGTTGGACGTTACTTGCCGACATTTCCGATTCCATGACCATTGATGTTTTAAAAAATAGCTATGTAAATTTTCCGGTTGCCGTGAGCATGGTTGGTGCCGGAACAAAACCTTATCTGAGTTCACAGCTTGCGAATACCGGCAATGTTTTGGATTGGAGTACGGCGACGCTTAATGCGGGAGATTTTCTCTTGATTGATATTACGGTCGCATCAACAATAACCAAAGCCAGTTTAATTTTGAATTATACCGGATAATTTATGTCTCAACTAATTGTAGGTGTTGATACTACGACAGGCGATGTCGGGACATCTCCTGATTTGGGTTTATCCTGGGGCTATGAGACAGCCGCTTCGGGTGAAACCCTTTACGGCATTGACATATCAAAAGACGGATCTAAAATTACTGCCTGCGCTTTTGGTGGGCATATCTGGACAAAATCCGGCGGCTTATGGACTTCGAGGGATATTGCCCGTAACTGGTTTAGAAACAAAATGTCTGCTAATGGAGTTATCCAGGTTGCTATTGTTTACGGTGGATATGTATATGTGTCAACAGATTCGGGCGCAACCTGGACGCCCTGTCTTGGCGCTTCCCCGCCTGGCGTTGCCGGTGTTGCAGACTGGCATGGCGTAGACATATCGGCGGACGGTACTAAAATTGTTGTCTGCGCATATACAGGCGGCGGTTTATGGCGCTCAGATGATTCCGGCGCAACCTGGGCAAGTCTTGGAACACCCTCCGGGCCAAATCCCGCTGATGTAGCAATATCAAACGATGGAGTATATATTACCATTTGCGGCGCCGGCCCCGGACAGTGTTATTCTTCTCAGGATTCAGGCGCTACGTTTGGAATATTCAGCACTATTGCGGATGCTTGGCTTGGCGTTAAAATGTCTGACAGCGGACAATATCAAACGGCAATTGGATATTCAGCCCCTAATATTGCTTGGGGGGTGTTTTCGATTAATTATGGTGTCACCAGTTTTGCCGTTACTTTTGATACCGGCCCGTTGGGTACTCCTTACGATGTAACAATGAACGATGACGGTACTATTCAATTTTGCGGTTTTTATGGAGGGCCTGTTTACAAATCGGTAGACTACGGAGCAAACTTTATAAAACAGGTGTTGGACGCTAATGTATTTGGCGCAATTGCAATTTCAGAGCCGTTGTTATTACACGAAATAACACAAGCAATTTTTATTTAGTAAAAAAAGAGTAAACATGCCGCAACTGCACCCATTGACGCGCTGGACAGAT